AACGATCCAGTACCTATCTCCTAGCTCGTCCTGGATCAGCTTGTGATCACGTTCCACTTCCGCAGCTTCTTGCCAGGTCATGATCCTTTCATCGCCTTTCACCTCGTAGATCCCGGCCACACATCGGGCAGTAGCCGATTTTCTTCGTCTCGCAGGTGTCCTCTTCAACGACCAGCATGTTTCCTTCAATGTGAACAGCTTGCCCTAATTGTTCGCCTGTCCCATACGGATCGTCATAATGCACCGTATTGATCAAGTCCTTCTGGCCGTGACAGTACGGGCAGTTCTCTTGCTCTTTATTCATCACGTCTGGCCTCCTTAGCAGCGATCCCAATTCCTAACATCCCCAACAGTGGTGCCAGCCAGCTAATCGCATTGCCAGTCTGTGGCAGTTGGCCCGTTTGATCTGTTGCCTTGGTTGCTTGTGCCATAGGACTCTCTGTGGTGGCCTGTGTTGGTTTTTGACTTTGACTTGATAAATTATCCATCTTAGCTGTTGCACTGGCTGTCTGGCTAGCCTGTGGCTCCTGAGCAATCGTTGCAGGCTTGGTATCGCCAGATGGCTGTTGTTTCCTGGCAGCAGTCTGGCTAGCGGTTGATTGCACCGCCATACTCTGTTTTTGCTCCGAACTAGTAGCAGGTGTGGTGCTTCGCTCCTGTTGCTTCTGGTACTGACTCACGTCATAGCTGTGCAGGTCATCACCTAGCTGAGTCTTAGCCCGTTCGTACTCCTGTAAGGCCGCTCCAGCATGAGCATCGGCATTCATGTAAGCATCACTGTACCGATTACCCTGTGTCTGGTTCCAAGCGTTCTGCCGATCCTGTAGTGCCTGCTGATACTCATTCCACAGCTGCGTGATCTGGGCATTCCCTTGCTGCTCAATTTGGTCTCGTGTCGTGTCTGCGCTAGCCGTTGTAGTTAGTGACAGACTTGCTGCTAGGGTTAATGTGGTAATCAATGCCTTACTCTTCATCATCTTTCAGTTCCTCCTTCATGGCTTCAATGGCTGTGGCTTCCTCCCACAGACCTCTATTACTGGTGAATCAGGGTTTTATCACAATCTTCAAGACCCCAATATTTGATTTCATCTTCCGTGAAGAGGATGTCAGTTGAGTTTTCCAATTTCCAATTTCGCTTTAGGTAATAACCAATGTTATCAGTCGTACTCAAAGAATCATCATACTTGTAGTAGTACTCATCTTTGGTGTGTGGAACATGTACTGCATACACCGGCACACTCTTAAAACGTACTGATTTGTTTCGATTAATTTCATCGAGAAGCCAGAAAATTAATTCTCTGGCATTGTCAATAAATTTCACAGTTGCTTCAGGGTCTTCACCAACTTTATCTTCAGTATTGAAGTCCCAATAGTCATCTAACCAATCCCAAGCAGCCTCACGATTGTATTCTTCAACCCAACCATACCGTTGGTCAAAACGATTGCTCTGTTCTTTTCGATATTCTTCATTAGTCATTGTTCCGTTGTTTCTTTCCGTTCCTTAGGTTTTCTTTTCCACCATTGTGACCAGGCATAGCCTGCATGATCCATAAACTGTGCTCGCCGGATTTGCCGCTTACGAGTCCGTTTAATACCTGAAGGTAGTGCATAGCCAAGCAGTGTTGCCCGCACCCGCCGCCACACACTTGGAGGCATTCCTAGCTCAACTGATACACTGGTTTCGACCGGCATTGAATCCATTATTTAATTTCCTCCAATCCATCGTGCTTACGTCCACGGTTAAACCAAGGCGAAACTGTGAAGGCTAAAACATCGTTAGTCACATAAATCAGTGAATTAACCGCCATTGCGAGTGTGGCATCGCCCTGGGCAAAAGTGACCGCCCACAAAATTAACTGGAAAATTCCAGAAGCCAGCCACCAATAATATTGATTGTTGTACCGCATGAAGCACATGATGCCAGCAGTTAACGAGATGGCAAAGCTGATTGCGTCAATCCACGGACGCGGGTCATTAGTGAACTGACCGATTAAATAACCGGAAATCACATAAACCAACAGCGTTCCGATGATTGCGATTAGCCACTCCTTGCTACCAAACTTTCGTAAGTGGTTCTTGGTGTCGTTATTCCATGAACGAATGGCAAAGATAACCGGAATATCAAGCGTAGCTACATAGGCCAGTTGTTCAAAAATACTCAGATAATTTTTTGCTGACCAGCCCGCATAAACGAAGCATGCTGCACTGATTAAACCTAACCAACCGTTGATGGCTTTGGTAGCGTTAATCGCTAATACACATAAAGTACCGAGCAGCGTTCCAACGAACGTAATTACTGTTACACTGGTTACCTTAGCGCCAATTAATAAGCACAATTGAAAACCAAAGGCGAAAAACCACAAACAGTAATTCTGTATTGGCCAACCCTTCAATTGATTAACTAACCACATAAAGTAATTTTCTTTCTTAGAATCCATATCCTATCAATCCTTCCTCTACAATTTTGATTACTAATTTGCAAGCTCCCACTTATATCCAGCGGAGTATTTTATTTTTCCTTTAGCCGTTTAATCTCGTCCTGAATTTTTAGTTCCTTGATCCAGTTCGTCAATGATATCACCCCACTTCTGAATCCCTTTAGGATTGAGCGACAAAATTGCGCCATAGAGATATTGATTGATCGACCAGCTACGACGATCGCCAGCTTCGGGGATGTTAGTTCGACGAATATCATACGAATGGAAGTAATATTTCTTACCGCTGGGCCGTAGCCGTTCTTGTTGCGCCCATTGCCCAATTTCAACGCTTGTACCCACATTGTTGTTAGATACCTCAAAGATAATAATGTCCGACTGCTCCATGCCTGAAGTGTCGTGTTCGAAAATCTTTTCTGCCAGGCCGTTGTTGCTATCTTCAGTCTGGTGTTGTTTGTCGTTGATTTCTTCATCATCCTGTGGTGAGTAAACATCGTAACCAAGCCGACGCAGTTGTTGGTTCTCTTCCGCATGCTTAGCTTGATTAGCCACGCTTAGCATGTCGCCACCGTTGTATACCAGTAGTTTTGGTGCTTTTGTCATTTTCTTAGCCTTCGCCTCGATTCTTTCGTGTGCTTGCTGTAATTCTTTCTCAATCGCTTTATTCATTCATCTTCCTCCAGTCAGGATAACCATAGCCGACTAATTCTTCGTCAATAGTTTTAATAGCATCATCCACACTTCTTGCACAGCAATGGATTATGTGATGTTTCATTAGCATCTTGTGAAAACGAATCTGGTCTTGTCTCAATCGGCCTTTTTCGTTTTTTACTTCGATGTAACAAATTTTTCCGTTTGACCACTTAAAGCAATAAAGATCAGGGTGGCCCTTCGGCAACCCAGTATCAAACCAGCGGCCATCAACGGTCTTTACTTTGCCCACGTTGCTCCGAAATATTGTACACTGGTGCTGTGATACGGCCACCATAATGGCTGATTGTATTTCATGCTCACTAATCATCCAAACCTTCCTCTACATACAGAACGGAATGAGTCGGAATGTGTATTTTATACCCCGTATTGCTTTTTCCATTTACAAAGTTTTCATCAGCAGAATTCAATTGTGCAAGCTCAATATAGGTAGCATCACGATCATTTAAATAAACAGTCGCTCCTGTTAATGCTTTCTTTTGATCTATTGTTTTCTTAGTCTTATCGAAATCAGACCAGCCAACCAGGAAAGCAGGAGTGACATCAAGGGCAGCAGCCAAACGTTCCCACATTACTAGGCCAGGTTTTCTATAACCCATTTCATAACGGTTGATTGTGTTGCCACCAACGCCTACTGCCTTACCCAACTCTTCTTGCGTCATGCCAGCATGTAACCGGCACTCTTTAATTCGATTTTTCATTTTCTATTCCTCCTTACGGGCCTTTCACCCGTCCGGCGTTATAAGTTCACTGACTCAACTTTGGGCGGACAGTTTGGGCAGACATATTGATTGCTCCATCCCTTGTATATCAAGGGTTTGAACTACTTTTTGCCCACATGGGCGGACATTTTTTTAAAGAGCTTTATATATATCTTTTTTTACTTTTATATATATACTTTTATTTCTTATATCCGCCCATAAGAGAAAAGTAAGTATAAATACTAGAGCCCCAAGGGATTTCGCGTTTTATTCATCCGCCCATTTATCTGCCCAAAAGGTATAGTCCATTAAGCATTGTTCAAAAAGTTAGTACGTGAATCTTGCTTAACTCTTAAGCCGAGGTAATAACGGCTTCCACTCTTCTTGTACTTGAACTTCTTCCGCATCTCTCTCCCAAACTTTTGCTTAGGCATTGAATACTCACCAGAATCGTTCGCCCATTCACGATAGACGTTAAATAGTTCTCCAGCGGGTGCCCTGTATTCATCCCCAATTTCACATTTTTCTGAGATAAAGTAAGATATAACATCCATTTCGTCTTTGTATTCTTGACTGGCTTTAGTAACAATTTCCGGGGGATTTAGTCCTTCGGTTTGCCACATCATTGCCCCTTGTACAATCCAATTGAGAATACCTGCACCTTCACGTTGCAATTTGTACTTTAGGTCTTTATCAACTTTCTCTTTTGGGATTTGTACAGTAAATGGGATTAACATGATCCGCCGCCAGATACCTTCGTCTGTTCCACGGATTAAAGGCTTATGGTTGGTTGCCATCCACAATTTAAATTCAGGATTAAACTCAAATTCATTACCGTAGAGGTGACGAGCAACAATTTTGTCGCCCCCAGTTAATTGCTTTAGCAGTCCTTCATCTAGACGACTGCCTTCGTTTGCCTCACTAGAAATTACTAATCTAGCACCTTCAAGCCTTGCAATATCTGAGTTAGCCCCGTTATTACTTTTCACCATAATGGAACTAACATTCATCGTTTCAGCATAAGTGCCTAGGATATCGGCAATCGTATTAATGAAAACTGATTTACCATTCCGCCCATTACCGTAGAGGATAAACATCACTTGTTCTTTGACTGATCCAGTAGCGGAATAGCCAACTGCTTTTTGAATGTAATGGATTAATTCTTCATTATCATTAAAGACCTGATGAAGAAATTTATCCCATTCTGGGCAATCAATATTGTCGGTATATTCTGAAGCGGTTTGCTGACTAAACATTTTTTCACGATCATGGTCATATAAAACGCCACTGTTTAAGTCCACATAGCCTGACTTGGTATTCAGTAGCATGATTTCTTTATCAAATTGATCATGAAGCACTGGAATGTGGTGTTTAACTTCTTCGAGCATATTCTTCTTACTCCGATTGCTTCTCGATTTAGCGAGGAACTTTTGCCATTTCTTTTTGGCTTCCTCCTCATCAACATCTGCTGCAATACTAAGCTTTTCACTTTTCATATTGCTGACTACACTATCGGCACATTTTTCAACAATACCGGTTTGGTCTGGTTCCCAGTACGAGTTGTTGTAGTAATAGAAGCACTTATCGATATACGAATACTTAAAGTTGTCACCATACATATCCATGAATCGTTCGGCGTTTCCCATGTCATCCCATGAACGTTGGGGATGCTTCTTTTTTGGTTTGTCATTGTTAAGAAACGACAAGTCATAATTAAATTCCGGTTTACCGTTGGGATTAAATACGTCTGACGTTTCATTGATAGCTTTATTTAGTAGGGCAATGCCATAAGTGGTTTTCCCACGTTTGCTGTCAAACTTAGGCCGCATTAAACTGGACTGGCGGAAAATTGTATCCATCTGGTTGAAATCACGGCCAGTCCAAAAGGCTAGGTCATTAGCAAAAGCCATATCAGCTTCTGAGTGGCTAGGATAGAAATCTTCCCAGCCACCTTCCATGAACATCTTGAAACGCTTGCCACTAGATGATTTTTCGGCTCGTGAAATTATTTCGTCAATTGATAAATCATTGGTTGTAATCTGTGGAGCTCTCTGTGGGAAAGGTGTCACCTTATCATTGCCAAAATAATGAGTGTAGAGCTTAGTCATTTCATTGCTATCTAATGACTTAATAACCGGATTAGTGTTTAAGGTATTTCCTGTCAAAGCAAAGAAACGACCAGATTGGTACATTTCATAGTTACCTTTACGCCGACGATTGCCCGGTATTTTACCTTTGAAAATGCAGTGAATACCTTCACCAGACATAGAAATTTCCATGTAGCTACCCTTTGTTAGTTGGTGAGCCTTATTTACATAGTTTTCCGGATCGTTGTCGCCTTCTTTTACCTTGTCTAGTTCATCGGCAATGTGATCGATATCTAGACCAACATAGCCATTAGCAAAGTAAAATGCTAACCCATCTGCCTGTGGATATTTATCCATTGCCCGTAGCGCTGTATCAAAATCAGACCACGTGCTTGAATCATTAGATTTTCCATCTTCACCATTCCAAGGATTAAGAGGGATTTTAGTATACTTATTTCTTTTCTCTACCCAGATACGGTGATAGTTCCCCCATTGATTTAGTTTTCGCAGTTCTTCGGGAATTGCTTCATACGCCACTATTTTCACCTCACTTGCTTTTTTAATGGGCATCCCACCCCACCTGGTGTTTTACGTTCACTGACGACCGCTAGTTGTTAGAACGGCAGCGATTCATCATCTACTGCTGTGTCGGTGGTTGGCACAGTTGGTTGTGGATTATTTTCTGGCTTGTTTTCTGACTTGAAGTGGTGTTGAACATTTGGGAACTTAGTCTTTTCCCAGTCCCAAGGTGCCGGACGGTTTTCCTTACGCTTTTGGCCGTTGTATTCTGACGTGGTTACTTTAATGTGAAGACGTACGGGTTTTTTATCCATGATTTTGAAGAAGTCTTCGATTGAATTAATTTCGGTTCCTTCTGGAATACCAGCGGCTTTCATAAAATACATGAAGTTATTCAGATCGTATTGATTAGTCTTACGGCGTTTCCACTCATTAACCCACAGGTGACGGTTGTGGCACTTTCCGTTAGTGTTTGGTAAAGCAGAATCTAAGTCGTTACGGACAATCAGATCAAATTGAACTGATTCAGCTCCGCTTTGAGTTGCGTTTTCTTGTACCGAATTAATGATGAATTCGTAGTCACCTGCTGGTAATGGTTCGTTGCTGTTGCTAGTAGTGTTTGAGTAATCTGTAGTTAAAAATGACATGTTATTTTCCTCCTAAAATTAATCTGGAATTGGTAAGTTGTGATCGGTTAGCCATTGGTTACGGTAAGTTAGGGCTTTGAGTAAGGTGTTGAAAGTTTTACTTATGTGATACTTTCTGTTTTTTATAGAGAAACAATATTTCTTTCTATTCATAGCAATATATTTATGATGGGTTATACTTGGCTTATGATACTTAGAGGGGATTAGGCCCTTTTCAAGATATTTTTTATAAGCGGCCTTTTTATAATCAAGCGCTTGTTGGGCACTATCAAAATATCCTACTGTTAAGGTTTGTTTGTTAAACGTCATCCGCAATCTCCACTTGTTACCCTTTTTATCTATTCCTTTGGCTAGGTTTACTCCATTAGTACCAGTAACGCCGCCACTTTTTATTTCCCAAATACTTTTAGTTGTTACTTGATCGGTTATTTTATTTCTGGCTACAACCAGCTGTGAGTCTGGTTTTGCCTTGCTGTTGATGCCAGCATCACCTATGACTTTCCAATAGTCATTTTCGTAGCCACTAAAGTCTTTCCTTGGAGAAGGTTTTTTTAGATTAGCTTTTTCAAGCCATTCTCTTCGCTGACTAATAGCTTCATTTTTATTTTTAAAGTATCGGTTTCCGAAGGCTGGGTGGCTTGCAACCCATCTTTTGTCTCTTTTTGCGTAATGAACACCTTTCATCTCAACATCCCTCTTTTCTTAGCTTGAACATAGGCCCAACCAGGTTTATATCCACGCGCCTTTGCAATTGCATATAGATCTTCGACTGTCTTTGCTTCGTTAGGTTTCATCTGTGCATACCGAGTTTTTTTGTAGTCTGTCACGAGCTTAAACTGATCAATCTTCACGATTTTTGCATCGCGTTCCTCTTTCATTTCGCTCTTTTCAATTGGAATTTCAGCTCCACAAACAGGGCAAACTCGGTATTGCGCTGGAACAACAGAAAAGCAAGATGGACAAGTCTTGATTGGATAATTAACGTCGGTTGCTTTACGCCGCTTCTTGCGTTTACGATCCCTCAACGTCCAATTGCGGGGAGATAGTGGCAACCCATGACGGTAGCAATTACCAACGTGATCAATGATGATTGCCTTCTTATCAGGTACATAGCGCATGCACCGCATGGATTGCTGGATATCTAGCACCAGTGAAGCAGTTGGTCGAAGCATGATGACACATGAGCAGTCTGGAACGTTGAATCCTTCGCTGATCAAATCCACATTGCAAAGGATCTTAATTTTGCCATTCTTAAAATCGCTCATGATCTTTTCACGCTCCCTCTGTGGTGTTTTAGAGTCACAATGGACAGCCTTAACGCCAGCGTCACAGAACTTCTGCGCTATTTTTGCACTGTACTTTCGACTGTGAGCGTAAAGAATTGTCTTACGTCCGTTTGCTACTCTCTTCCACGTCTTGATGACATCCCCAAAAATGGTCTTTCTCAAGGCATCATCGATTGATTTATTGCTGAAATCACCGTTGCTTGAAAAGTGAAGCTTATCAGCATCAGCTAAGTTGACTGAGTAATAGGTATACGGTGCTAACTTATGATGATCAATTAACCATTTAACGGTTGGCCCTTCAACCATCGCAGAATAAATATCTGCAAAGCCTTTACCATTCATCCGCCACGGAGTTGCTGTAAATCCTAGCCTTGGAACATCTGCAAAATACTCATAGATCTTTTGATAGGTGTTTGCCCGACTATGGTGACTTTCGTCAGTAATGATTAAGCTTGGTTTAGGAAACTTTCCCAAGCGGTTTTTAGCCTTACCAACGGTCAGAATCGTACATTGGTTTAAATTCACATCTTGCTGTCTAAAAGATTCTGTAATCTGGTCAACCAATTCTTGACGGTGAACGATAAATAATACTCGGCCGCCTTTTTTAGTAGTCAATCTGGCAATCTCAGCGATAACAATTGATTTTCCTGAACCAGCGGGACTGACAATTAAAACGCCTTGATTGCCTTCGGCTAATTTTTGCCTGGTTTCATCGATTAACTTTTGCTGATAATCGTAAGGTTTAATCATCACCATCAAAGTCAAACAGCTCTTCGACTAAGCATCCCTTTCGATCGTCCAAACGGTTCTTGGCATAGATACCGTCATTGCCTTCCAGAATGACTCCTCGCTTGCCGTCCTTAGGCTTAACAACCAGTCGACCAACAATATCAGTCAACCCCATAAACGTGTTCAGGACGCTATCACGAAGATCTGGGGCATACTGATTAAACATCTGCCCCGTTTCTGTAGTGATCTGCCGCTGACGTTCCCACGCAGTGACTAAGACATTGCAATCAGCCTGGTAGATAGCACTGATCAGCCGAGTAAAGTAATTCGTCCACATCGAGTAGTGTTGAAGTTCATTGGTGATACCATTCTTTGACTCCCGACCTTTTTCAATGAACCAGTCCTTTTCGAGGCTGGAAACATTATCGACGACCAGGTTCTCGTAGTTCTTTGAAACCTGCGGTAGCATCTTACTGATGAAGTCGTTCATTTCTTCAATCGGCTTGGTCCGGTCGAATTCAGCTACCTGGACGTTCTCACCAGCCAAGACCTTACCGGAGTTATCCAGGTCGAGGACGAACGTTGACCCGGGTAACAACTTCACTGTGGAAGTCTTACCCGTTCCAGGTTTCCCATACAGACAGATTCGCCAGTTGGTAGACCGCTTCTGGTCTTGCATGTTGATTACTTGCATTACTTAATCATCACCTTCCGATTAGGCTTCAAGTGTGCACCCGGAACGTTTGCGCCGCCCTTTAACGCCTTGTAGACTGCTGTCTTGTCGACTGCTACTACTTCGTTGGTGTGCTTGTACTCGTCAGGAACCTTGTCTTCATCGTCAATCACAGTCCGTTGCTTGTAGTTCCGTGGCCGTAAGATGTAGTCGTCAGTGTGGACTTCCTTCAATCCTCGGTCGTCGATGGCACTGGTCAGATAGGTCATTAGGTTGGCCCGCAGATTTTTACGGTAGGTCAGTTCATCGCTGATCGACCGCTTCTTCTTCGTCAGCCATTCAACATCAGCGTCCAGGGATTCAATCCACTTTGCTACGTTGTTAGCTTTCTCTGTCCAGGTATCATCGATACTGTCTAAGGTGTCAGCTAGTACCGTTGGATCCAGATCTTCACGGTCAGCCAATTCTTGGTATTGCTGGCCCAGCTCAAATAGGTTCATTACTGTACCTCCTTGATTAATTCATCGAGATATTCAATTGTTTTCTTAAGATTGCGACGCAGTGTTTTCAGATATTTCACGTAGCCGTCCGGGAAGTTATCGCTGCGGAATCGCCACATGGCATTGCCGTAGCTTACCAAGTTACGTTCGATCATGACGTGCATCATCTTAGTATGCTCATTCATGCGCCCACCCCATTGCATCACAGAAGTAGTCGTCTAATGCATCACTTGAGTGGAAGTAATGCTTCAAAGTGTCTACGTCGCTTACCGTGACACTGTAATCTTCCAGCACCGTTTTTTTCAGATACTTCTTTAACTTGTAGAAGCCTTCAGCTTTGTTCGTATTCATGGTGTATAATGTCTCCTAGATAGAAATTTATTTCTGGGTACGACTGTTTGCGGCGGTCGTGCCCTTTTTGTTTTTATGCGGTTCAAACGGGTCAAACGCGATCAGCACGTAGGCGAGAAGCAGTACGATTGCTCCACCGTAACTGCCAATCATGGTGCAGTAACAAGTCCACGCGCCAATCACGAATGAGATTGCTTTACTCACGTTCTTCACTTCTTTCTGCCGTGACGGCCTTTATAATCTTGCCTGAACAATTTGTCACCGTTTTTCAGGTCGATGACCAACCCGATCAATAAGCAACCGACAATAACCGATAGTGGTAAACAGATCTCTAATGTCAGCATGTCTCACCCCCTTAGATGTGGATCCAGTTGCTTCTTGCGGTGCTCCTCCGACATAAATCGAAGGAATCCTTGCCACTTCTCTTCATCGATAAACGTTCGCTGACCAGTCGGTTGAATGATTGCATCCCGATATTCAGGGTAGCTTTTGCACTTATCCGCCCAGCTGTAGAACGTCTGTGGCTTGATATTGTAGTCATCACAGATCTGAGTGATGGTCTTCCATGAGTTGGCCATCATGATGATCACCCCCTTTGTTACTGCTTAGTTATTTCGCTAAAAGCGTTATTGGGCCCAAAAAAAATATAGTCTAGTGGCACTCCATAAAGCTTAGAAATACGTAGCATGTCTTTGTAGGAAAGTACGCTTGAATCGTTTTCCCATTTTCTCAAAGTTGGTTCCGAAATACCAAGCCTTGCAGCAGCTTGTGCTTGCGAAAGGCCTGCACGTACTCGTAAATCAAGTACAGAATGCTTAATTTCAAATGGTATTAATTCATTTGGCATTATCACGCCTCCTTTCAACACTGAATACTCTATCACGCTTTTAGCGAAAATGCAAAACTTTTTTCTTAAAAAGCGAAATATTTTTCTTAAAAAGCGTAAATGATGATATACTATACTTGTTGAGAGAGGTGAACTCCCTATGGAAGGAATCAATGAAATATTCGCCAATAACCTAAACAATTTGATGAAAAAACATGGCGAAAATTTATCAGAATTATCTGATCGTATTGGTGTAGCTTATTCAACTGTTTCGGACTGGCAGCATGGTAAAAAGATGCCCCGTTCCGGGTCACTTCAAAAACTAGCTGATCACTACAATGTTAATATTTCTTACTTAACAAGCACTCACGAAAATCGAAAATTAAACCCTGCTGCTGAAGTTATCGCTGCCCACATTGATGACGACACTCCAGAATCAGAACGACAGCAGATCATTAACTTTATTGAAAATCTGAAAAAGGCTCGGAAGTAAGGTGATAAGATGAATAATTTTGAAGCACTTGCAGCGTCTCGCCCACAGCTTAATATTATCATCAGCAAGAAACTGCCAAAATTCTTGGGCGGATTAACTTTTATCCGTGACATTTACATCAATCAGAATTTGACTGAGCGTGAAAAATATGAGGTCTTGCAAGAGTAATTCGCCCACTACGACTACACGGCCGGAGACATAGCTTCTGGAGATTCTGAAGCTGATAAGAAGCAGGAGGCCCTGGCACGCTCAAGAGCAATGGAAAGGACCGTCACCCTTGATGGTTTAATTCATTGCTACTTCAACCACGCGTGGTCATTAGAGGAGGTGGCTGATTATTTTGGCGTAACTGAGAAGTATGTCCAGGAAGCTATTCAAAACTATCGGAATAAATATGGATTAGTATTCCGATATGACGGTTATTACTTCGATCTGCGCAACGCAATTAACATTAGCAAAATTTAGTTGGGAGGAAATGTTGTGTTTTTTGTTTACCTAATTAGTATCGCTGCAATAGCACTTGGAATTTATGAATTTCGTAAAACGGGCCGAAAAAGCTACCATGTGGTTACTGGCCTGGGAGTTATCTTTTTAATCGTAGCTGGGATCTGCTCTTACGCTGATAGTCAACCAGCGCCCTACTACAAGCTAGGGACGCCTATCTCAAAGATAAAGGCTAATGATGATGCTAAAAGCCACATGGACGGTGCTTACTACACCATTGATGGTAGAAACTACGTTCGCTATTATCACGTCCTTAACGGCAATAACAAGGATATAATTTCGACAGTTAAATTTAATTACTATGAGAGTGATAATACAGACGATGTATCTCAGAAACAGCTTCTTAAAGACTATCGAAAAGTTACTGCTAGTGACTTAAAGGAAACATCCAATGATCACTATTATTCTAAAAAGACTGGTCAACACTACTTCTCGGAGGAAGAACAGGACGTGGATGGGGTTAGCCAAGGAATTATCCATTTAACGGCTAACGAATTAAAATAATTTAAAAATAAAAAAGCCGTTGACAGTGAAGATAGTTTGGCGACCAATTCACTGTAACGGCTAGAACAATTAGGGAATTGAATAAAGAAATAATTCATTGATGAACCACCAACAATAGAATACAAGTCTTTATTTAATTCCCTTTCATTATAACATAATGGAGGGACAACTATGTGGATAGAAAAACGTTCCGTGCAGGGTAAAACCCGTTACTGTTTCATTGAACGGTACAAATCTTCACTCACGGGTCGCTATCGGCGCGTTTCAGTTACCTACGGGAAGAAGACCCCACAAGTGGTTAAAACGGCCACCAGAGAGCTAGAGGGGAAGATTCAGAAGGCCCTCGCAGAAGAAGGCCATGCCGTTCGCACCATTACCATACAAGAACTGGAAACCAGGTTCCTGGATGACTACGAGAAACAGGTCCGATATAACACCTATCACAATGGTGAGCTTTTTCTCGATGAGTTTGTTGAAGCTTGCGGACCGAATACCCGCCCAAGTGCCATTACAACCGTGTGGCTAAACCGTTACTTCAACAAGCAACTATATCGGCATGACCATCCCCTCACCAACGGGACGGTTCGATCTAAAAAAGGTAAGATCGCCTTGCTATTTGAGTACGCGGTTAGCTATGGCTTTCTCAAAGACAACCCAATGGATAAAGTCAAAATTACTTGGAAAAACGAGGCATCACGCCGACGCGATGAAATTGAGAACAAATACCTCACCTTAGATGAGTATCACAACATTATCAACGATTGTATTGATCGCAACATGCAGTACTATGCCGACGCTTTTCAATTACAATTCCTAACTGGAATGCGGTTCGGTGAATTGTCTGGTCTTCAAGTAAACGACATAATCAAAGAAAATGGCAAAGTCTACCTAAAAATCGATGGTACGATGATTTGGAAAAAGAATCCTTATCGGCATTTTCTCTCTCATGAGCCTAAGACATTCGCTGGTCTAAGAACCATCACCCTTTCCCCTACTGCTGCCAATATTGTTGAACAACATGCTAAAGGGAAAAGCCAAAGTGCCTTGTTATTTGCTATCAACCAGACAGCAAAGACTTATGGCCAGCAGAAGCCCCTTAACATTAATAATGCTAATCAATACTTGAAACGGGCTGCCGAACGGCAGAAGATTGATAAAGAAGTTACTACTCACTATTTCCGTCACACCCACGTATCTGTCCTGGCTGATATGAATGTGCCATTGCGAGTAATTCAGAAGCGAGTTGGCCATGCTAACGGTGATCTGACGGTCAAAATTTATCTTCATGTTACAAAGAAAACTCAGGAAGATTTTGAAAATCGGATCAGTGAAATTGATCAATACTAAAAAAGCGATGCTGAAATCAATCAGCACCGCTTAATTTTTGCCCATTTTGTGCCCATTTAAGAGCTGGCAAAATCAGCATATTAATTTTATTATTGTTTAATTATAGGTCAGAGAATAGATCAAGCTGATTGCTATCAGGCATCCCGTCCAATACATGATTTTTCGTCAAGAAGTCAATGAGCGTCTGTGAAACCTTGCCCCGCTCGGCCAGGTCCTCCTTCGACAGGAAGGGCTTTTCCTCTCTGGCGGCCACAATCTGCTTAGCAACGTTGAGACCCAAGCCCGGAAC